CCTGTCACCTTGTCCACTCAGTTCCACGTTGACACCCAATTTACTACCCAGGATTTGGCTTTGTCGTTGGATATGTTCTCTGACCGTGTGTTGAAACCTGCTGTCGCTGCAATCGCTAACAAGATTGACCGTGATGGTTTGTCAACCGCTGCTCTGAACACCTACAACATCGTTGGTACTGCTGGCACTCCTCCCACAGGTTTGATTACTTACCTGACTGGCGCTGCTTACCTCGATAGCGAAGGCGCACCTCGTGACGGTCGCCGTTCGATGATTGTTGAGCCTTTCACCTCTGCAACTATTGTTGATAGCTTGAAGGGTCTGTTTGTGCCTCAAGAAGCCATTGGCGAGCAATATCGCAAAGGCCTTATGGGGCGGGACAGCGGCGGGATGAATTGGAAACTCGACCAAAACGTTGTGTCGCAAACCTTTGGTTCTTGGTCTGCTAACACCATTGCTATCACTTTGGCCTCTACTAGCTCTGCTGGTGTGTTGACTTCTGGTTGGGCTTCTAGCTCCAACGTGACTTTGACCTCCTCTGCTGCTTCTACGCTGAACGCTGGCGATGTGTTCACCATCCCTGGTGTGTACGCAGTCAACCCACAAAACCGTCAGTCTTATGGCAAGCTCCGCAACTTTGTTGTGAACAGCACCACGACTGTGGCTACTACTGGCACTACCGTGAACATCAGCCCCGCCATCATCGTGTCGGGTCAGTTCCAAAACGTGCAAGTTACCAGCTACAACAGCCCCAACATTACGGCCTTCAACAATACTGGCGTGACCTCACCCCAGAACATCATGATGCACCGTAATGCTTACACCTTGGCTGTGGCTGATTTGGAATTGCCTGATGGCGTCCATTTCGCTGGTCGTGCTTCGGATAAGGAAGTTGGCTTGTCCATGCGTGTTGTGCGTCAATACACCATCAACAACGACTCCATCCCAACCCGTTTGGACGTGTTGTATGGCTGGGCTCCCTTGTACCCCGAACTCGCTTGCCGAGTTGCAGCTTAATTAAGAAAGGATATTCAAAATGGCTAATCCAGGACCATCAACCACAGTATCGGCACACCCACAGAACGTGTTGACTAACCAAGCCTTGCGTTTGGTTGCAACTCTGACTAACGTGTCTGCCAACACTACTGCTAACTACGCTGTTCCAGTTATCAATACTGGCGTATTTTTGCCCCAAGCCCTGATTGTTACCAACATGAATGCCAATGGCGCTGCTGTTGGTACTACAACTGGTCTGGCTGTGGGTGTTTCGACCACTTCTGGCGGCTCTAGCTTGTATGGCTCTGTCACTATCGCTAACTTGACTAACGTCAACGGTGTGTCTGTGACTTCTCCTACCGCACAAACTACTGCTTTGACCACACAAACGCTGTATGTCAACGTGACTGCTCTGACCACTCCCGTGGCTGGCGCTACCTTTGACGTGTACGTTTACTGCTACGATTTCAGCACCCCCTTGCTGTAATCTGAAATGAAGTAAGGAAAGGCCATCCCTAAAAAAGATGGCTTTTTCTGCTTTTAAAGCTACAATTAACAAACCTTTTGCAAAGGACACGAAATGTCATCTACGACAATCACCCGTGGCAATTCCCACGAAACTTTCTACATTCAGCCTACTCTGGCTCCCGTTGGTGTTGCTGCTAACACTACCGCTGCTCAAACCTTCTCTGTGCCTGGTCTGCAAACGACTGACATCGTTGTCGTTCTGGGTCTAAATGGTACGCAGATCGCTGGCATCGTGGTCGCTGAAGCTGATTGCTTGGCTGCTGGTGTTTTGACCATCCAGTTTGCCAACGTGACTGCTGCTTCTGTTACTCCCTCTACTGGCGTTTACACCATCCAAGTCACACGCTTGGAAGGCCCAGCACCTGTAACGGCTGTCTAACATGGCAAACACGTCTGCTTTCAGACTTGGTGGGCTTACCCTCGGCTTGTCCGTTGGTACTAGCGCCCACTCTGCTGTTGCGCTGACCTCGAATACGCCAGATTTGATTAACTTTGTGGCTTGCACCAATACTGGTACAGCTACTGTGGCAATTAAATTCAGCACTATTTCAAGTGATGCCGCAAAACTTCCCACAGACGGTACATTTGGTGATTTCGTATTGCCAGCGGGAATGACAACGCCGATTTTGATCGCTGTCCCTGCTGTTAATATGCAATATCCTGTGTATGTAACCGCAATTGCCTCCTCTGGCACTAACTTGGTTTACGTTACTCCAACGGTTGACCAATCGTAAGGAAGAAAATGGCTGGCCCTAATAAGACCGTTGACCAGAACATCTTGCCTGTTCAGGCATTGTTCAATTTGGATAACACATTCAATACGTTTATCGGTCAGGGTCAGCCCTTTTATGCTTCTGTCAACCCTGTTCAATCGGGTCTGACAATCACAAATTCCACTATCAATAGCTCAGTTATTGGTGGTTCTGTCCCTGCTGCGGCTACTTTTACCTCGATGGCTACAACCTCGGGGACTGTGGCTAATACTCCAGCAAGCCCGACAGATATTGTTAATAAATCATATGTTGATATGGTGGCACAAGGCTATCAGATCAAAGCTGAAGCCCAATGCGCTACAACGGTCAATATCACGCTTTCTGGCCTTCAAACAATTGATGGCTACACTACCCTAGCTGGCGACCGTGTTCTTGTTAAAAATCAGTCTAATCAAGCTAATAATGGCGTTTATGTCGTAGCTTCTGGCGCTTGGTCACGTTCAACTGATTGCGCTACTTACGCCTCGTTGGTTTCGGCATTTATCTTTATTCAAAACGGCTCAACTCAGCAAAATACTGGTTGGGCTTGCACAATCCCTACATCTGGAACGCTTGGAACGACACCAATTACTTGGTCTCAGCTTGCCAGTTCTGTGGGTTATTTTGCTGGCACAGGGTTAACCCTTAGTTCTTACACGTTTAGCATTACCAACACAGGGGTGTCGGCTGGCTCTTACGGCTCTGCGTCTAGTGTTGGCACTTTTACTGTCAACGCACAGGGTCAGCTAACAGCGGCTGGTTCTACCTCGATTAGTATTGCACCGAGCCAGATCAATGCCACAATACCGAATAGTGGGCTTACGAACTCTAGCGTTACGTTCAATGGCGTTAGCGTTGCTTTGGGTGGCAGCGGAACGATTACTGCCCAAACTCCCAACGCCCTTACTATTGGTACTGGACTATCTGGCGGCTCATTTAACGGCTCCAGCGCAGTAACGATTGCCAATACTGGTGTTCTTAGCTTTTCGGCTGGCACGACAGGATTTACGCCTACTACGGCTACAACTGGTGCTGTAACGCTTGGCGGCACACTTAATGTGGCTAATGGTGGCACAGGCGCTACTACGTTGACGGGTTATGTATATGGCAATGGCACAGGGGCGATGACAGCCTCCACAACCATTCCTAGCAGCTCAATTACTGGCTTGGGTACTATGGCTACCCAGAACGCCAATTCTGTGGCTATCACAGGCGGCACTTTAAGCAGCGTGACAAGCACAAGCGAAACGCTGAATAACCCATCAATCAGCAATTACGCCACGTTTACGGCTGTTTCAGCGCCAACCTACACAGCAGGTCGGTTGTGGTATGACACCAATCAAAATGCGCTGGCTTACTACAACGATGTAACCAACAACACGCTGCACATTGGTGAGGAAATCCAGTTAAAGGTTTATAACAATACTGGCAGCACCATCAATATTGGGCAGCCTGTTTATGTAACGTCAACCAGCAGCGGTTATACATATCCCAATGTTGCCCTTGCTATCGCTAACAGCCTGACAACTGGCAACGTGATTGGCCTAGCTAACCAAAATATCCCAACTGGAACGGCTGGCTATGTAACAACCATCGGTCTTGTTCAAGGCCTCAATACTGGTAGTTACACCGTTGGCGATACCTTATATTTGTCGCCTTACTCTGCTGGTTATTTCCAAAACACAATCCCGCCAACAGGTTATGCAATCAAGTTGGGAACTGTTGCTTATGTGAATTCGTCAACTGGCGCAATTTACGTTAATAAAAGCATCTTGTCTGTCCAGGCCGGAAACATTGTTGGACAAGTTGGTCTGTCAAACGGTGGCACAGGCGCAAACTTGACCGCCGTTGCTGGCGGCATCGTTTACTCCGGCGCTTCTGCTTTGGCTATTTCGGC